GGAAAAGGAAGGTATGCAGTATGACACAATCTCTTAACAGCGCCCCGCAGAAGCAAAAATTCAGCGTTGCCATCAACAGCAAAATGTATCAGAACCTCATCGCCAGTACGCTGCGCGACCCGGCCCGCGCCCGCCGCTTTACCGCCGCCATCACCAGCGCCGTGGCCGTCAACCCCGCCTTGCAGGAATGCGATGCCGGCACGATCCTTGCCGGTGCGCTGCTGGGCGAAAGCCTCAACCTCAGCCCTTCCCCGCAGTTGGGTCAGTATTACCTCGTGCCGTTCAAGCAGAAGGCCAAGTATGACCGCGGTGGCAACATGGTTCGCCCGGAAACCACCACCGCCACATTCGTGCTGGGCTACAAGGGCTACATTCAGCTGGCAATTCGCAGTGGACAGTACAAAGATTTGGAAGCCATGGAAATCAAGCAGGGTGAATATCTTGGCCGTGACCCGGAGACCGGCAAGGCCAAGTTCCAGTTCATCGAGGACGATGACGAGCGCGAGACCCTGCCCACCATCGGCTATATGGCCTACTTTGAGTACAACCCGCCCAAGGGAAGCACGACAGGCTTTCGGAAAACTATCTACTGGTCTAAAGAAAAAATGATGACCCATGCAGATACCTACTCTAAGGCATTCAGCCGCCAAGGATACGAAGACCTTCAGGCTGGCCGCGTTCCCGAAAAAGATATGTGGCGCTACTCCTCGTTTTGGTACAAGAACTTTGATGACATGGCACGCAAGACACTTATCCGCCACTTAATCAGCCATTGGGGCATCATGTCCATTGATATGCAGACTGCGCTGGAGCATGACGATGCCGTCAACGTGGCCGATGACGGGCAGATTGTGACCGAGACCGTGGAGGCCGCCCGCGCCAGTATCCCGGCAGACGCGCAGGAAGTGCCGAGCACCGAACCCGAAGCACCCGCCCCGACAGCAGAGCCCGAGCCCGAAGCTGTTGACATCAGCGCACTTTAATGGAGTACAAAATCATTTCCACCGGCAGCAAGGGCAATGCCGTGGTGGTGGATGGCCGCATCCTGATTGACTGCGGCGTTCCGTTCCGCCGTCTGGAAAGCGTCTACCGCGATCTGGACGCGGTGCTGCTGACACACATCCACAGCGACCACTTCCAGCCAAAGACGCTGGCTCGGCTGGCCGCCGAGCGCCCGTCACTTCGGTTCTTTGCCTGCCCGTGGCTTGGGCCTGACCTGCAGAACGCGGGCGTGCCGCTGCGGCAGATCACCATCACGACACCTGACCGCTGGTACGACACCGGGTACTGCTTCGTCAAAGCCTGCGAGACGAAGCACAATGTGCGGAACTGCTGCTGGCATATCTGGTTCAACGATGGCAGCAAGGTCTTCTACGCCACCGACATGGGCAACCTCAACGGCATCACAGCCCCGTACTATGACCTGTATCTGGTCGAGGCCAACTACCGCGACGAGGAAATCCAAGCCAAAATTGCCGAGAAAAAGGTCAACGGCGAGTACATCTACGAGAAGCGCGTCCTCCGCGACCACATGAGTGAGCAGGATGCCATCGACTGGGTGTATGGCAATATGCGCCCCGATTCAACCTATGTCTGGCTGCACTGCCACAAGGAGGAATCCGAATGAGGGCGCGGCTGGTGCGCATGGAGCCCGGCTACCGTGGCCGACAGCGCATCGTCATTGAGATTGCCGGAGATTTCCGGGAGCAGTTCGACCAGCTGCAAGGGGCGCTGCTGGAGGTGCAGATCACCCGCGCGATACCCCGGCGCAGCTTGGCGTCCAACAACTACTTCCACGCGCTGGTGAGCCGCATAGCCTCCACCGTCTGGGGCGAGTTTGACGAAATAAAAAGCGATCTGGTGGTCGAGTACGGAACGCCGTGTTTGGATAAGGCCGGTCAGGTCGTCATGGTGGACTTGCCGGAAGGCACCGACCCGCACAGCTATTACCCCTACACCCGCCTTATCACCACCCACGAAAAGGACGGCAGCCGCTATTGCAGCTACATCCTGTACAAGCGCACCAGCGCCATGAACAGCTCAGAAATGAGCCGCCTCATTGACGGCGCACGGCAAGAGGCCCACGAGTTGGGCATTGACATTTGAAAGGAGCGTGACCCTTATGCAAAAAGTGATTTGCCCCTACTGTGGCCGCGTTGCCAAATATGTAGATAGCTCTGTTATCTACTACGGCCATAGCTACGGCATGGCTTACCTGTGCCGCCCATGCAACGCCTATGTAGGCGTTCATCACGGCACAGACCGTCCCAAAGGCAGCCTTGCCAATGCAGAGCTTCGGGGCTGGCGCAAGGCAGCACACGCCAGCTTTGACCCGCTGTGGCAAGACGGTCCGTTCAAAAAGCGCAACGCAGCCTATCGGTGGTTGTCTGAACAAATGAAGCTGCCGATTGAACAGACCCATATCGGAATGTTCACTGTTGAGCAGTGCAAGGAGGCACTGGAAATTATCAATAAATGAGTAACCGTATGAACAACTATTCTCAAGCAGACATGGCTTTCAAAAAGCTGATTGATTCCATGAAGCAGAACGGCAGCGTGTTTACCAACACCGAAGCCTTGTTGAAAGAAATTAACGCAATTATCGACCAGAACGGCACAGATGATGAAGATTTTGTCTGCATCCCTCTTTCCCGCTATGAGGAACTGCTCCGCAGCGAGAGCGAGATCGACATCCTCTGCACCCTCGTGGAATCTCCCTATGTGGCGAGCAAAACCGCCCTGGCTGCGCTGGAAAGCGTTGCAGACATGCGGGATAAGCGCCTGAACGAGTGTGAGGACGACGACCTCCCTTGTGAGGAATAAGACCATCCGCGCAAAGAAAGAGGTGACCTAAATGGCTATGGAATTTCCTACTATGAGCAGCATTACCAATGCCGCGAAAGCCAGCGGTCTGGCTGTGTACCGTGTTCGGCAGCTTTGCAAAGAGGGCCGCATCAAGTTTATCTGCTGTGGCCGCCGCACATTGGTCAACATGGAATCGTTGGCTGCGTATCTGAACGAGGGTGATGTTTCGATGGCTGACACATCGGAGGAAAACGCCGATGAAAAATAAACCATCCTGCCCGCCCGGCGGGTCAAGGGAGGTGGTGCAATGGCGAGAGAGTTTATCTGTCTCTACTTTAGCTGGCTCGAAACTGGCGCGACCCTCACCGATGAAGAATTTGGCAGAATGTGCAGGGCTGGTCTCCAGTACGGCTTAGACGGAACAGAACCAGACCTTCCCGGAAACGATAAAATCCTCTTTCCTGTTATGAAGTGGCAGGTTGACCGGGATGTTTCCAAATTCGATGAAATTTGCCAAAAGCGCCGTGAAGCAGGCAGCCGAGGCGGAAAAAGCAAAAGCAAACAAAGTGAAGCAAATCAAGCAAATGCTACTTTTGCTAAGCAAAACGAAGCAAATCAAGCAAATGCAAGCAATACAAAGAAGAAGACTAAGACTAATACTAAGACTACTATTATATCTTCTTCTACTGCTACTGCTGAATCCGACATTTCCGCTTGCGTCCAAGCCTACGAACAGAACATCGGTCCTATCGCACGGGCGGCGTTTGATGACATTTCCCGCCAGCTGGCCGACCTGCCCGCTGACCTCATTTGCGAGGCTATCGGTGAAGCAGCGCTCAACAACAAGCGCAGTTGGAATTATGTCAAGGCCATTCTCAAGCGCTGCCGGGAGCAGAACATCCTGTCCGTGGATGCCTACCGCGCCGAGAAAGAAAGCCACGCCGCCGCAGCGGCGGCCAGAGCCGCACCCGCTGCCCGCCCACAGAGCAAACAGGCGGCAGTACGCGAACGGCTCAAAAAGCGTCTGGAAGAGATGGGAGGTGTGCAGAGTGACGACCCAGCAGACAACCGAATTTATGTTGAAGCTACTGAACTGGTGGCAGAACCTCTACCGGGAGAATGACCCGGACGAAATGTCCGATGCGTGGGCGGTGTCGCTGGCCGACATTCCCTATGATGCCGCCATGGCCGGTGCGGTTGCCCTAAGCCGCACGCTGCGATGGCCGCCCACTGTGGCCGAGATCTGCGAGGCTGCCAAGCCGTACATAGGATTTCAGCCCGATTTGATGAATGTGCGGGTCGCCATCGATGCCCACGAAGAACTGGGGCTGCCGCTGCCGCCGTGGTTCTACGCCGCCGCGCAGAAATACGCAGCGCAGATCCCGCCTGACTACCAGCCCGCAGCTCTGCTGCAAGGAGGTTTGCTTAATGGAAAATAACCGCAAAGACCCCCGCCGCCAGCTGATCGGCACGGTGAGCAAGGCGCTGGGCCAGCAGTTTGAGCGCGACATCAACGCCGCGTTCGACCACTACCGCCGTCTGGGCGTGGCATCCATCGAAAAGACGCCCGAACCGTTCCACATGACGGGCCGCGAGAACGGCGGCAAGGTCGTGGGCTTCTACGAGAAAAAAGCCCAGCCTGACTACGCAGGCACACTCCGCGGCGGAAGGTCTGTCTACATGGAGGCCAAGTTCACCGGGTCGAACCGCATGGAGCAATCCCGCGTCAGCCCCGGCCAGACCGAGTATCTGGACGAAAAGATGCGGCTCGGTGCTTTCTGCTATGTTCTGGCCGGATTTTCCCACGGCGGTGCGTACTGCATCCCATGGAGCGTCTGGCGCTCCATGAAAGAACACTATGGCCGCAAGTACATTACCGAAAATGACATTACGCAATACAAAATTCCGAGAACCACCACAGGCATGCTGGCGATTCTCGGCACCGGAAAGGAGTAAACCCTTATGAAAATGAATGAAGAAGCAACTTTCGCCGTCTACCAGAAAAAGCTGAAGGGCATCTGCGAGGAAAACGACTTGCAGGCCACTTTCAACCGCAGCGGCTACCCGCTGACCATGACGGTGCGGCCTCTGCAGGATGTGGCCGGCCAGATGTCGATGCTGGAAAAGGTCGAGGACAACGGCTACACCAGCCCCGATGCTTCCATCAAGTTCAGCTACGAGGACGGCGCTATCAAGTACACCTTGAGCAAGGAGTTCGTGATCTCTGATGCGCTGTTTACCAAGCTGAAGAACCTGTTCCGCAATCTGCACGACACTTGGCTCCAGTATTTCCATCGCACCGTCATCCAGAAAAAGCTGCTGAACGCCAATGTGCCCGACATTCCCGAAGATGCGGACGGCTTCGGAGACATTGACCCGGACGACCTTAACGCGGATGGTCTGGTCGATACCACCCCGCCCGAAAGCACGGACGAGGAGGAGTAAACCATGGCAAAGGTGGTGCGGGGCGTTGACAGCTACAAAAAGGAGTTCTTGAGCATCTTCAACAGCCTGTGCGGCAGACATGGCCGATGGGAAGTCTGGTCGGATTTTATTCAGCTGACGGCCATCGACATAAGCAATGTAACCGACAAGGCCAACGCGCCGAAGCGGGCCGCAGATGCAAGGAACATCGCCAAAAAGTACAGCGAGGACGAAATCAAACGCATGGCCGAAATGCTGATGCAAATGGTTTATGCCATTGACGAGAAGCCAGACCAAGATTTTCTTGGCGAGCTGTACATGACCTGCGAGTTGGGCAACGACCACGCCGGGCAGTTCTTCACCCATTACAGTGTGTGTCAGGCAATGTCGGAAATCAGCTTCGACCACGCGCGGTTTGAAGATATAGGCTTTGTATCTGTTAATGACTGTGCCTGCGGCGCGGGAGCGCTGCTCGTCTCGTTCGCCAATGTCTGCAAGCGGCACGACATCAACTACCAGCAGAAAGTGATGTTTGTTGCACAGGACATCGACTACACCGTTGGGCTGATGTGCTACATCCAGCTTAGCTTGATGGGCTGTGCCGGATATGTTGTTATCGGCGACACACTTATCAACCCCTGCACCGCCTACGATAAAAAAGGCCTGCTGCCCGCAGGCGACCCGGAACGGATCTGGTTCACGCCGCTGTTCTCCGATGGCATCTGGTACGGACGCCGCCTGGCGGCACAGATGGATCTGCTGATTTCGGGAAGTTCACGGAAAAGCCCCGAAAATGTCAATTCGTTCACGGAAAAGCCTGAAAAAGTGGCAGATTCGCCCGCGAAAGACACAAAAATGCCCTGTTCGTTCACAGAACCTGCAAAAGCAGCAGCGCCGGTTTCCACCCCGGTTTCCACTAAAAAAGTGGAAACATGGAAACCCGCCGAGTTGAACGAAACCAAGAACGGGCAGCTGACTTTTTTCTGAAATGAGGTGATGACATGGAAGATGAGAAACTGGCCGATAAGCTGCTGGACCGCATTTTGATGGTTCTGATGCCCTACGACCAGATTGATGTAGAGAGAATCAAGGCCAAGCTGACGGTGGTTTTGGATGACTACCAAATTTGCCCCAAGCAAGAGGCTCTGGTGGTCTACACCGAGGGCAAAAACGACTACTATCTCCGAAAATTTCTGCTCGCCAAGGCCGTTGCAGGGCGGCAGGAGCGCACGCTGCGCCAGTACAAAGATGAAGTCGGCAGGGTGCTGCGAGGCATCGGCAAGGATGCTGACACCATAACCGCAGATGACATTCAAGTCTATCTGGCGAAAGTCCTGTCGAGGGGCGGGTCGAAATGTTACTGCGACAACATCCGCCGAGACCTCAGCAGCTTCTACAACTGGCTATACCGTGAGGAAATCATCCGCACTAATCCGATGAATAAGATCGACAACATCAAGTTCAAGCGGGAAAAGGAAAAAGCCCTCACTGACATGGAAATCGAAATGATGCGGCAGGCCTGCCAGACCACTATGCAAAAGGCAATTATGGAAATGCTGCTCTCCACCGGCTGCCGTGCAGCAGAGCTTGTATCCATCAAAATCGCGGACATGGACGAGGACAAGGTTTCAATTCTGGGCAAAGGCGGCAAGTGGCGCACAGTGTACATCAACGCCAAGGCTTTCGTGGCTGTAAAGAATTATCTGGCTGACCGCAAAGACACAAACCCCTATCTCTTCCCGCGAGAAATCAATACGAAGGATCGCACGATGATTTCCAACTTCAGCCGAAAAGACTGGTTCAAAGACCCCCGACTGGTGACAAAAGCGGACCACTTCGGGCGCGACAGCGTCAACAACATGGTTCGCACTATCGGTAAGCGGGCCGGGGTCAAGGGTGTGCATACTCACCGTTTCCGCCGCACCTGCGCCACGCAGGCCCTGCGGCATGGGATGCCGATTGAACTGGTTTCCATGATGCTGGGCCACGAGCAAATCTCCACCACACAGATCTATCTGGACATCCGTGATGACGATCTGCAAGCTGCCCACAGAAAATACGTTGTGTGAGGTGTTATCCATGACACAGTTATATGTTTTGAGCCAGGACGGAACTTCGGCTATCAATCTTAGCCAGTTCGAGTACGTCTACATTGGCGAGGACAACAGAATCAAAGCCGTCAACGGCCAGAAGATGATCCGCTTGGGGGATTATGCCAGCCGCGATGGCGCAAAAGCTGCTCTTGGCTCGATGCTGTATTACGCCAGCAGAAACCCGGGGGCTGGCTGGTATCAGATGATGCGCAGTTCCGATGCCGAGAACCACGTTATCCGTGACCGCGACCCTGCCCCGAACAAGTTCGCTGCCAACGGCAAAAAGCCGGTACGCCGGGGCGGCTCTTAATCTAACTTGATCTAAATCTCAAGCTAATTTTTAGATAGTTTTAGCAAAGAGCTTAGCTAATCCCATCCAATAAGCAAAGGAGTATACCACTATGAATACCAATGTCACAATGATTCCTGTTGCACAGCTGCACCCCCACCCGGACAACCCCCGCAAGGATTTGGGCGACATTACCGAGTTGACCGCCAGCATCAAGGCAAACGGCGTTTTGCAGAATCTGACCGTTGTGCCCCGCGCAAACCCTGATGTGAATTATGAGGAACTGTGCCGGCAGTATTACGCCGACCCCACCGAGGAAAACCGCACGAAGCTGAACCAGTTCCGCAACACGGACGGCTACACCGTCATCATCGGCCACCGCCGTCTGGCCGCTGCCAAGGCTGCCAGGCTGGCTAAACTGCCCTGCATCGTGGTTGAGGATATGACCCCCGAAGAGCAAATTTCTACCATGATGACCGAGAATATGCAGCGCAGCGATCTGACCGTCTATGAGGAGGCCGAGGGCTTCCAGATGATGATGGACTTCGGCAACAGCGTGGAGCAGGTCGCCGACAAGGCGGGCTTTTCCGAAAGCACGATTCGCCGCCGCGTGAAACTGCTCTCTCTTGATCGCGAGGAGTTCAAAAAGAGCGTCAAGCGCGGCGCCACGCTGGCCGACTTTGCTCTGCTGGACAAGCTGGACACCGAGGAGGCCAAGAACGAGGTTTTGAAAAGTGTCGGCACCAACAACTTCCGCGCCTGCCTTGACCGGGCTCTGCGGGAGCAGAAAGACCGGAAAACGATGAACGCCATCCGGGAGGTGGTTGCATCTTATGCAACTAAGGCCGACAGCAAAGCGGATATGCCGGAAAACTGCCTGTTCTATGCTAGCTACGGCTCATGGTCGAGAATCGCCGAAGCTCCGGCTGATGCCGGAGAACACGCCTACTGGTACACGGAGAGCGGCTACGGCATCACTGTCTACCGCGAACGCACTGAAGAAGACAAGCCCGCCGAGAAGACCCCGGAGCAGCTTGCGCGGGAGGCCAAAATCGAAGAATGCTGCGAGAAATGCCGCGCCATCGAGGAGGACGAGGAATCCGCCTACCGTCTGCGGCTGAACTACCTCAAAGAATACGGATTCCCCAAAAAGGCCGCCGAGGCCGTCGCCTTTGCAGCCTGCCGCATGATAATCTTGAACCACGATGCGCTGGGCGATATGGACGAGGACACCATCGAGGCCGTCTATGGTGATGGCATCTACAATGACGAGCATGATCTCGATACGGCTGTGCTGATGGAAAATGCGCAGGTAAATCCCATGAAGATGCTCATGGTGCTGCTGTTCGCCTTGACAGAGCCTGTGAATCACCGGGTGCACGATACCGAGTGGCTTGGCGGGTTCTACAAGTGCATCAAGGATGATGAATCCGTCTACCGGGGCATTTATTCTGCACTGGACGGCATCGGCTATGAAATTTCCGATATGGAAAAATCCCTGCTGGACGGTACGCACCCGTCCTATGAAGGCGCAGAGGAGGAATCGTGATGCCCGTTGTTTCGAGCCTCGACCACTTACCCGCGGACGGAGAGTTCTACTCAAACAACTGCGTAGACGGCCACTGCATCGGCTGCGGTGAGTGCTGCACCGACCTGCTGCCCACTACCAGGCGTGAGATCGTCCGCCTGCGGGATTATGCCAAGAAGCACCAGCTGAAAGAACACCGGCTGCCAGCGGGCGCTGCAATGGAAAGCGTGGACCTGACCTGCCCGTTCCGCAATGAGGAAACAAAGCGCTGCGAGGTATATCCGGTGCGGCCACTGATCTGCAGGGCGTTTATCTGCTCTCGGACGCTGCAAGCAGCCCGGAAAACGCGGGATCTCGTCCAAAGTGACCGCGACATCCACTCCCTGCGGTGGGAGATATTCAAGAACCCGGAGAGCATCGCTCTGATACAGGCGGCACAGAGGGCTGCAACGGAAAAATGACATACATACCGAAAGGCACAAAACGCCATTGGACAGCTGAAGAAGAATCCCTCCTTGCTGAAAGCTGGGGTGTTTGCGGGATACCTGCTCTCGCCAAAAAGCTGAACCGCAGCCAAGGAGCTATCAAACTACGCGCATCGCGGCTGCGCCTTGGACCACTGCTGATGGGCGGTGATTATGTGACGCTGAATCAGCTGGTCACAGCTTTTAATCGCACAGGCTCGTATAGTTACAAAATGATAAGCTGGGTGGAAAACCGTGGGTTGCCGGTTCACAACAAACGGGTGCAGCAGAACACATTCCGCGTGGTCTATCTCAAAGAGTTTTGGACATGGGCCGAGAAAAACCGTTCGTTTCTGGATTTCTCCAAGTTGGAGCCGCTGGCGTTCGGTGAAGAACCCGCATGGGTGGCCGAGCAGCGAAAGCGAGATTTCAAAGCCTGCTCCCTCCAGAGGAAAGACCCGTGGACTCCCGCCGAGGATGCCAAGTTGCGGATGCTGCTGGAACAGTACAAATACACCTACGAGCAAATGTCCGATATGCTGCGGCGCTCTCCCGGTGCCATCCAGCGGCGCTGCGCAGACCTTGGGCTGAAAGCCCGCCCGGTGCGCATCAACCCGCATGGCCCGGAGGCGGTCTGGCACCAAGAAGACTACGACAGGCTGGCCGAGGGTATCAAGAGCGGCGAAAGCTATATGTCCATCAGCAAAGCACTGGGTAAGTCCGAAAAGGCCATTCGCGGCAAAGTCTACTACTGCTACCTCACCGAGAACGCCGACAAGGTTCGCGCCATGATGGCGGGCGGCAACTGGGGCGATGGTGCCCCAGAGCCTACCGTCTGGCAGGCAAGGCTACTTTCCCGCAGCCGGGCCGAAATGCAGACTACCATGACGATGCTGGTAGAGGCTCTGAACTGCCGCATCCGGCAGGTCGGTTACGATCCGGCACTGGAAGACCATTGGAACCAATACTGGCAGCGCACGACATGCCTGCATTGGGATGACCTGAAGCACTGTACGGCTGGCTGCACCGATTGTGACAGCTGCGCCGAGTACAAGAAAATCCCGCCGCAGTATTGCGCCCGATGCGGGGCTACATTCTACGAGCGCAAAGAAAACACATTCTGCCTGCAATGCCGTTTTGACAGGAAAAAGCAGGCACAGCGGCACTGGTGCCGCGTAAATGCAAAACGAGGAGAAAGACCGTGAAAAGGAAACATGACCTTTTGAAAGAAAAGGACAACACCCGGGATGCGGTGGCCCAGATCGCTGGCTGGTGCTTAATCGTGGCTCTGCATCAGAGGTTTGGCGTTGGCAAGGATCGCATAAATCGCGTAGCTGCGGCGGCGAGCAATCTTGAAAAAGAAGTCGGCGCTATCATTGATGAATACGGCCGTGCAGAGGCCATCCGGAAATTGCAGCGCCGTTTGGACGGTATCTGCGCCACTGAGATGCGGGTGCCGTTGAACCGCAATACCAAAAGCCGCCGCGAAGTTGAACTGCGTGGAGCAGCAGACCAAAGTATGACATTGGTTTGGTGCATTTTCGCTCTTAGCGTGCGTGAAGCCCTTGGCTTTGGCCCAGATCGCCTGAACAAACTGCGCAAAGAGACCGTGGAAAACTACCGCCAAGTCAATGAAATGAGCATGGGCGGAACTCAATACGACCGGCAGTACGCTTTTGAAAAACTGGCCCACTGTGCCGAGCAAGCCACCGGAGAAAAAATCAATGTAGTGCAGGAAAGCGATGACTACGATAAGCGCGCCCGTTTGTGGGAACAGCAGATTGATGATTACATTAAGGCAGGCACCCACAAGGTTAGGGCGGAAATGAAGCGCCGCGACAGTGTAAACAAGCTTGCTACTAATGTTCTCTCCGATGCCGCCCGCCAGCAGGCAGCGCTGAAAGTGCAGCAAGACTTTTTTGGAGGTGGGTATCGGTGATTCTTGAAATTCTGACAGCCTTCTTGAAGATGGCACTTACTTTTGCGGTTCTCTGCATCGTGGCGGGTGCTGCGGCCTTTGCTGGCGGCATTGTGGCACTGGCAGTGGCCCTGCTGCACCGGCTGGCGGATGAAATCGACAAGCGGCGTGGCCGCAGATAGGAGACGGTGAAATGAAAATCAATGATCTCGGTTTCGATAACCTCAACAGCTGCTGCAAGCCTCTGGAACGGCCCAGCGAAGAACTGGTTCGGCAGCTGGATATTCTGGCTGTGGAGCGCCGCCCGGAGGCTTGCCTCGGCTGCGGGATGGAGCATGACTGTTCTGTCCACGGATGCGCCGTCATCAACAAGGCGGCTGACCTTTTGCGAGGTGATGTGAAATGATGGTTTTTAACTGCAAGGCTTGCGGAAAGCCGATTGTGTTTATTACCACCGTGGCCGGGAAAAAGATGCCCTGTGACGCGATGGTGCGGGCCTACGAGCCAGACGCGGACGGCCCGGACACCATTATCACCAAGGACGGCCAGACGGTGCGTGGGCGCGTCTTAGCGCCTACTGCAGACGGCGGCAAGCTGGGGCGTATTCCGCACTGGGCAAGTTGCCCCGGCGCCGCAGGGCTGCGCAAAACGCGGAATCCGAAGTGATTTTTGCTGAAACGCTTACTTTACGCTGAAATTTAAGCGGACTGCGCTGAATTTGCGTATAACTTGCGTAAAACTTGGTGAAATTTGGAGCTGAACGCAGTCGCTTTTTGAACGGCTGTTCGATGGCTTTTTGAAAAACTTGCGTCAAACTTGGAATAAACTTAGAACCAAATTACAACCAGTTTTAATCATTCAGCCACAATCCGCACTTTTTTAGGAGGTGCAGAAATGACTTTACCGATTGTAGTGACCGCGCTGATCCAGACGGCTGCCTGTGTGCTGTGCTTGGGGCTAGGCTATCAGATGGGATTCCGTGAGGGTGAGAAAATCGAGCGCGAAAAGCACATCGAGGATGACAGCCCTATTGGAATGGAACACCGCCACGGTGAATAGGAGGAATAACAGATGTTTTGCAATATTCCGGGAATGAGCCAGCCGAAAGATGCCCCGGCACTGGCTACCGAAATGGACAAGTTGGCCGCCAAACTGACCGAGATGGGCATTCAGTTTGAAGATCGCCAGATATACCTTACCAGAGGCCGCCAGATTGCCGTCTACGAAAAAGGTCGCAAGGTGTGGGATGCTATTTGCGGCCCGTTTTCCTACGGCGGCCAGTGCGGATTGCTGGAGGTCACGGGCGTTATCGTGGACGGAAAACGCGAGAACGGCGAGGCGAAAGGCTGGCAGACCGCCGATAATGTTATCCAGATGGTGAGGGATTACAAATGCAACAAGTCACGCTGAAAAACACCCGTGTCCTATTTGCCGCCGCTCTCCCGATGAATAACCACATTGTCAATAAGACCCGCATTCTGATTGGTGCGAAAGTTGCCCCACAGTTTGAGAAGATGATTCAGAAAGAGTACGAGCAGATGCAGCGGATGCGGTACTTTGACCCGCACAGGTCGGCGTACATACCCATCCAGACTTTGCCGGACGGCAGAATTCAGCTGGCGATCCGCAGCACTGAGAACAACTGCCGCTATAATCGCCGTCAGGCAGAGCGGATGATGAATAGCCCCTGCGACTTGGTGCTGTATCTGAACGCCTATGCTTCGCCCAGCAACCAAGGTGTGCGGTGTCGGTTGGTGAATTTCACGATACTGGACGGCAAAGAAGAAAAAAATCTGCCGAGAATCGGCAGTTGGAGGAGCGATGATATATGAACGAGGATAAAAGCCCTAAAGTTTGTCCGCTGCTGAAGCAGCATTGCCTTGAATCAAGCTGCGCGTGGTATGTGCAGCATTGCCGCCGCTGCGCCATGCTGGTGATGGGTGAGGCTGGCGAAATCGCCACCACCACGGCCATCATCATCCCAAAATGAATGCGCCCTGCCGTGACTGCCCGGAGCGATGCATCGGCTGCCGGCGCAGCTGCCGCCGCTGGAAAGCCTATCAGCTGACGCTCAAAATCATCAAGGAACGGGCCAAAAAGCACCGCTACCTTGACCCGATGCCCGATTCCCGGACGAACGAAGTCAAAAACCGCACGAAAAAATACAAAGGCTTCAGCCAGTGAGGTGAATGTGATGCTGACACTCCCCATCAAAAGAAAGTGGTTCGACATGATCTGCCGGGGCGAAAAGCGCGAGGAATACCGTGAGCCTACGGACTACTGGAAAGAAAGGCTTTTCCGCGCTCGCGGCAGGGCACCCGAAAATGAAATACCGGACCCGTTCCATCTGAAAATATTCCCTGTCCAAATCCGCGCGGGCTATCGGCAGGACAGCCCTACGGCGTGTCTCATGGTGACGATTCAATTCGGAAAATACGGTGTGCCGGAATGGGGTGCTGACCCGGACAAAGAGTATATCATTATCAGAATTCTAAGCGTCGAAGATATTCATAATTGGAAAGCGAGTGAAACTGATGGAAGATAAACGAATTGCTGCGCAGAAGCGTGCAGCCGAGTATAACCGCAAAATGATTGGTCAGCTGTATCGGCACTTCAAGGGCGATTTCTACCGGGTCCTGTTTGTGGCAGTACACAGTGAGACCGCAGAACTGCTGGTCATTTATTGCAAGCCAGAAGACACGACCAAGGTGTGGGCTCGACCTCTGGCGATGTTCCTTTCCCCGGTGGACACCAAAAAATATCCGGACGCAAAGCAGAAAATGCGCTTTGCACTGGTACGGGAGGTGAAATAGATGGTATTCTATAAATGTGATATTTGCGGCTGCGCAGTGCAGCACCCGCAGATCCTGCCAGCCGTCATTATGGATCGGGATAGCGCCTTGTACGAGGGCCGCGAAACCGTGGATGTCTGCCCGAAGTGCATGGCCGCTATCTGTCAGGCGGTCAGCGAACTGCAAGAAGTTGCCGAGGGTGCGCAATGCTTGTCGTGACCGTGCTGGTGGACGGCGGAGATCAAGAAGCGCTGGGCGCCAAGGAGGCTATATGCAACCTGTTGGAGCGGTTCGGCAGTGTCCGGGCCTACAAGGTGCGCGAGGTCAAAAAGCCGCCTGCAGAACAGACCGAGCAGCTTAGCTTCACCGCCAAGAAAACATGATTTGGGAGGAAACCATGACTTTGCAGGAATTGAGCGAACACTACCAGCTGCGGGCACAGCTGGAAAAGGACGAGGATATACTGTACAACCTGCGCATGGCTGCTATCCCATCGGCCCACCCGCTGGATGGTATGCCCCGCGCCCCCGGCGTGAGCGATAAGGTTGGCGCACTTGCCATCGCTATTGTGGACATGGAGGAGCGCATTTCCTATCTGAAAGAGCAGATCGCCCAGCAGGAAGGAAAAATCTCGGCGTGGATCTCGACCATTGAAAACGACCAGACGCGGCAGATATTCCGCATGAGGTTCATCGGCTGCCTGACATGGGCCGAAGTTGCACAGGTCATCGGCGGGCGGAATACAGAGAACGGCGTGAAGATGATATGCTACCGATATCTTGAATCTGCACCGGATTCTTGTGTCGCTACTTAGTGTGCTGTTACTTGCTATGGCGCTTAAAGGATGATATTGTTATACTCGTAAAATTCAATCAAGAACCAAGGCGACCACCCGTCAAACGGTGGCCGCCAATTTTTATGCAAGGAGGTCGATGTTTGCAGACCGTCCGGCGTTTCTCCTTTACGCCGGGTGTTGGTGATGTTCCCGACAAGAATATCGGAAACATCATCCGGGGCAGTTCGCCATGCTTCGGAGATAAGCAAAGGAGAAATACCTCATGTATCAGAAAATCAGAAATAAATTCCGGGAAAGACCGACCCTGTTCTATGCCTGCTCCATCGTGGCATCGTGGGCGGGTGTCGGCTCTTTGATGAACTTTCGCACTATTGCACTGAACTACGGTGCGGTACCGGCTATAATCTGGGCTGTGTTCAACTCGCTGGCCTGTATCCTGTTCGGCCTGTTCGTAGACCGCGTCCCATCCATCAGGCGCATCATGCAGAGCAAGGTCATGTTCTACTTCATCGGTCTGCTGACGCTGTTCCAGACATGGACGCAGATGTCGGGCATCTATGAGATCTTCGGAGACACACCAATAGGCACAAGCGGCGGTATGGTTATCGTGTATATAACCTGCGCCGTTTTTCTTATCATGCTGCTGAAAGACGGCATGATCCGCAACGTGCTTTCCGATGGGTTCTCGTGGGTGGTCGTGTATGGGCTGCTGGGTGTTGTGGTCGTTGCCGCGCTGATTTACACACGCGGCGCGTTTGCCAGCATTGATATGGGCACAAATGCTGCCGGCATCAAGGCGGGCGTTTACAACGGTCTGCTCCTGCTGCCCGGCCCGTTTGCCTGTCCGTATTACTACTCGCTGTACGAATACAACGACAGCAACGCAGACGGCACACGCCGCAGCAACATCAAAATGTCCTTTGTCTGGGCGGGGCTGATGTTCGGCATTTACATGGTGCTGGCAGCGCTGCTGACATGGGTTCAGTTCAGCCCCGTGCTGAACGTGATGAAAGCCATCTTGATCACGGTCATTGCGATTTCCTCTTTGTCCACCTATCTGTATTGTGAATATCTGGTATTTGGTAAAAAAATCGGTTTTGCGCTGGATGTCTTTACGGTTGCATCATGGCAGATTCTTATCCCGCTGGGCGTTATGGGGATCTGGCAGCTCATGAGCACCATCCGTATCTATGTGGTGCTGGTTGCTATCGTGATTTCAATCGCGGTGAATCTCACCTCCGACAAAAAGGAGGCCGCGCAATGAAAATCACAGTAAAGAAGCTGGCCGACCTGCACAAGCCCGCGCACAATATCCGCCGCCACTCCGACAAGCAGATCACCGAGTATATCCGCAGCATTGAAATGTTCGGACAAATTAAACCGCTGGTCGTGGACGAGCACGGAGAAATCATCGCGGGCAACGGCCTATTTGAAGCCCTGACCCGCATGGGCCGCGAAACCTGTGACTGCTATGTTGTGACCGGGCTGACCGATGTGCAGAAGAAAAAGCTGATGATGGCCGACAACAAGGTCTATGAACTTGGCTTTACCGACACTGATGCCATCGAGCAGCTGGTGAAGGAACTGGACGGCGACACGGATGTGCCCGGTTGGGATGCAGACCTCTTGAAGATGCTGGATTCCACCATCGAAGAGGCTGACGAGATCGTGAACGATTACGGCTCGTTCCCCGACACCGAAGTGGCGAACATGAATCGCCGCCCGGTGGAGGAACACATTCCGTATGCGGACACACCCAGCTATCCCGTGGCACCGCCCGCGGACGAAAC